ACACAGCTTCTGGTTGACGGGACCGGCGTAGGAGAGCCCGTGGTCGACATCATGCGCGAGAGCGGCCTCATGCCCATCCCAATCGTTTTCACAGGCGGCACCCAGGTGCAACCTGTGTACAGTGAATTCGGCAAGGTGTTCGGAGGCGGGCAGGAATTCGGACGGTTCACAGGAGCCACGGTCCTCAAAGAAATGCACGTTCCCAAGGACGACCTGGTGCACGCAGGCATGATCATCATGCAGCAGGGAAGGCTCCGCATGGCTGCAAATCTGCAGCACCTGGAGGACTTCAAGCTCCAGCTCACCCGTTTCAAGGGCTCAGTCAATGAGAAGACAGGCAGGAAAATCTACAACAACGAGACCGACGAGATACACGACGACCTGGTGGTCACCTACCTCATGGCGAGCTGGTGGATCACCTACAGGCGCGTGACGGAGAAGGAGCGCCCCATAAGCGCTCGCGGAAACGAATCAGCAGACTACAACCCGTTCGACTATGTGTCGGCCGGGCCTAGATAAGGGGTGTGACGCTATGGCGGTAACCGAAAAACAGATGGAGGCGATCGCAAGCCTTTACAAGAAGCTGCAGGAATACAGGGCCGTATACGAGGGCCAGTGGGGCGAGATCATCCGATACCTGGCGCCTTCCTATGCGAGTGCGAGGACCACGGGAGAGCCCGGCAGGGAGCTTGCCCCGGACTTCAAGGATCTGTTCGACACCACGGCGATCTATGCATCGAACATCCTGGCTGACGGATTGCAGGGCTATGCCTTCGGCCGCAACATCGCTTGGTTCCGCCTGCGGTTCGAGCAGAAGGACCAGAGCAACAACAAGCTGCACAAGGAGTACCTGCAGGCCGTAGAGAAGCACTTCTACGACCAGCTCGACAAGAGCAACTTCTACGACGAGGCGAGGGCCTTCCTGCGGTGCGGGGCGGACTTCGGCACCTCGATCATGACGATGGAGCACGACGCATCACGCGGGATTCCAGTGTTTCACAGCCTGCATCCAGGCATGTACGTCATCGAGGAGAACCGGTACGGCGAGGTTGCTGTGCTGATCAGGCGTTTCTGGCTCTCCCAGAACGAGGCGATAGAGATGTTCGGCGAGGACAACCTTCCGAGGCAGATCACCCAGAACAAGGACGATGTGAGCACGCTGTACGAGTTCTGCCAGTACATCGCACCAGACACCAGAATCAAGGTTGACGTTGCAGGAACGGACTCATACGTATCGATCTACTGGTCCACAGAGGACGCCAAGAAGCCTGTCAAGGAGGAGCGGTTCGAGCACAAGCCATTCTTCGCATGGAGATGGGCGAAAAACCCATGCGGATCGCCGTGGGGGGTGGACAACCCGGGAATGGTTGAGCTCCCCAACATCAAGATGTTGCAGAGCCTCAAGCAGGACCAGCTGAGGCTTTCCCAGCTGCAGGCAAGGCCTCCCATCAAGCGCACCGAGGGGCTGCGGGTGAACTTCACACCAAGCGGCTTCACAGACATCACGCCGGGCGCGGACTTCGCACCGGTGCAGGTGGTGGGAAACCTCGCATGGACCGAGAACCAGATAGCACTCTACCGCCAGCAGATCGACGCCAGCTATCACAAGGACTTCTTCCTTGCGCTGATGAGCAATCTCGAGCGCGTGAAGACCGCCACCGAGGTAAACGCACTCATGGACGAGAAAAGCGCCATCATGAGCAGCTTCTTCTCCAGGCTCTCGCACGAGTTCATCGAACCAATCCTGGAAGCTGTGTACGACCTGGAGATGCAGGCGATGCGCACACCCTCCCCTCCGCTCTCATTGCCAAAGCAGATGCTGAGGATCGACTTCGTCAGCCCGTTGTCGATGATCCAGAAGCGTGCGCTCACGTTCAACACCACCAAGCAGTTCCTGGCTGAGCTGCTCTCGATCGCAGAGCTCAACCCAGCCGTTTTCGACAAGGTCAATCTTGACAGATATGTGGAGGTAGCCGGTGAGGGGTACAACGTCGATGAGAAGATCATCAAGAGCGACAAGGAAGTCGCAGCCATCAGGGTTGCTAGGGCTCAGCTCCAGCAGCAGCAGCTCAGCTTCCAGAACCAGGTCGAGGCCACCAAGGCTGGTGCGCAGGGATACAGCGCAGCATCCAAGGCCCCGGAGAAGGGAAGCCCGGCCGAGGCCGCTTCCAGAGGAGGTGGGATGTGACAACGCGTGAACGACAGGCGTGGCGCAACACGTTCGGCTCTCCAGACGGGAGGGCCGTACTCGCCGACATTCTCAACCGGCTCGGATTTTTTGCAGACGACCAGTATGCGGTCAAGCCAGAGCTCATTGCCGCTGCAAACTGGATGCTCGGCAGGCTCGGGGCCAGGACCTATACAAATCTGCAGGCGTACACCGACGCGATCATCGATTGCGGAGGCCTGCAGGATACCGAAGATGAAGGAGACGAATGATGTTTGTATTGCAAAGACTCATGCTCATCATGATGGCCGCCGATGCGGGCGGAGATGGGGGGTCCCCCACTCCTGCCGCACCACCGGCTGATGCGGGATCGGGAAGCCAGACACCCCCTGAGGGACAGGATGCAGGCGGCCAGAAACCACCTGCCGCAGAGCCGCCAAAGGATGCTCCGCAGCTCCCCAAATTCTCCAGCCAGCTCTCCCCCGCCAAGCGGGACAGCGAGGAGTACCAGAAGTACATCTACAAGCATGGCGATCTCAACGAGCTGGCAGACGACTACGTGGCGCTGAACAAGCGCTTGGAGCGTTCATTGGAGCTTCCCGGCAAGGATGCGAAGCCGGAGGAGGTGAAGGCCTTCCTGCAGAAGCTCGGAGTTCCCGAGGATGAGGCCGGATACAAGCTCGACACATCCCTGGTTGAGAAGAATCCGCTCTACAAGGACATGGAGACCGAGATGCGCAAGCAGTTCTACCGTTCGGGGCTGACCCAGCGGCAGGCGCAGGGAATGTGGAGCCTGCTCTCCGAGGGGTTCAAGGAGGCCACGACCTACATGGACAAGCAGAAGCAGCAGCAGGCGCAGACATTCGATGCAAGGCTCGCAGCCACCCTGGATAAGACATACCCGGTCAAGAGCGAGCGCGATGCGGCCATGACCGAGACGGCAACCCTGTTCAAGCAGCACCTGCAGCGCACCGGGCTCGGCCAGCTCTACAAGGACAGCGGGCTGATCTACAACCCGCAGTTCGTCATGGCCATGGCCGCCGAGGAGAAATCCCGGAGCGGAGGTTCATTCGTGCAGGGAAACCCGGGCGGGAGACAGGAGGAGTCATACGGAGCATTCGGGTCCAGCTACTCGAAGGACTTCATCAAGGAAACAGGCCGCAAGTAGCGGCAGGAGGGAAATACCATGGGAATTTTGGACGACATCCTGGCAGTCATACCGACAGACGAGAAAAAGAATGATGCAGGGGCCGGCCCCACCCCTCCTGCAGACGCGGGCAATCCCAATGAAGAGGCGGAATCCGGCTGGTACGGCAAGCAGTTCCGCGAGACGTACATGGAGCCAAAGCAGCCGCAGTAATCGCTGTTGCAACTGCATCCGGGTAGGTCTGATAATCAAAACAGGCAGCAACGGGACTTGTCGTATGCTTCTGGTGTACCGAGTAGGGAACCATACGGGGCTGAATGATGAGGAAACGGAGGCCGGTTTCATACAAATCTAATAGTTTGTGAGGTACAAACATGGCAACCATTGTTTCAACACAGGCGATGAACATCGTAGAGGCCCAGAAGCGTGAGGGATACAAGGATTCCTTGTCCTTCCTCGCCAACCTGGTCAAGAAGAACGATTTTCTCAACGTGGCTCCCTGGTACGAATCCAGTGACGGCGCATTCCACAAGTGGCTCGAGGCTGCACGGCTCGGAAAGGGCGGTTTCACCAAGGCCAACGAGGCGGTACCGAAGATCAGCTCCGGCTCCGACCAGAAAGTCGAGCCGATCGCCTTCTACCAGGCCGACTCGATCGTGGACGACGTAGTGCTCAAGACCGCCAAGAACAAGGTCAAGGTGCGCGACAGCGAAGACCTTGCAAACCTCGAGGGCTTCACGCAGGACTGGCTGTACCAGCTCATGTACGGGAGCAACGAGGTCGAGGGATTCCAGGGGCTTGCGGCCCGCAGGGCGGTACTCAACGATTATGTATTCACTGCAGGGGGAAGCGGGAGCGACCTTACCAGCCTCTGGCTATTCGAGCTGGGTGAACGCGGATTCAACCTGCGCTACCCGTCCGGCACGCAGCCAGGCATCTCGGGTCAGGACCGCGGGCTCAACAACGTTCCCGTACCGGTAGGCACCGGGCAGTTCTGGGCGTGGATCAGGCACTACGAGATCGCCGCAGGCATGGAGATCGTCAACCAGAAATCGATGCTCAGGATGGCCAACATCGAGAGCGGCGGAACCGACATCAGCCCGAACGTCTTCATCAAGATGAAGAACCAGCTGCCGAACGTCGGCCGTGACGCCGTGGGGTTCTGCAACCGAACCGCCCATGCACTGATCGAGACAGGCGCCTACAACAAGACCAACGCCGCCTACTCCATCCAGGACATCGAGGGCTTCGGTCCTGTCGCACGTGTGGTGGGAGTCCCGATCCTGTTCTGGGAAGGCATCCTCGACACCGAATCAGCAGTTACTGCATAAGTAATTGCATTGCAAGGAGTTGTAAAATGAGAGATAAACTTTTGATGTTTGGTGCTGCGGCTCTCGCCACCAAGGAAACGACTGTATACTGTGCGGATGTGCTCGACTTCAACACCCCTGCCACCCAGTACACGGGTAGGATGGGGAACGTCAACGTGGTGTTCCAGGCTGATGCTGCGTTCGCCGCAACAGACGGGTTCATCCCGATCCTGCTCCACAGCGACGACAACAGCACCTTCACCGCGCTGCTCACCGGTCCCGAGATCACCGCACCCGTTTCCGGTCAACAGTACTCGATGCCGATGCCGGTATCGCACGGCAGGTATCTCAAGGCAGGATTCACCCCGAAGAGCTCTGGCACCTTCACCGCGAAGGCCGCGAGCGCTTGGATTGAACTCGGAAAATAACACAGGAACCTCCTTTTGTGTGGCGGCGGCTTGCGGTTCGCCCGGCCGCCGCCTTTCTTGGGGGATGTCAAGGAGAGCACCATGAAGGTGATTTGCAAACAGACCTGCTACCATTCAAAATCATGCCGGAAGTACGACCAGGGCTCGGCATACGAAATCGACGACAAGACTTTCAAGACCATGCTCGACCATGGAATGGCCAAGTATTTCGCCACTGCGGACGGGAAGGACATCCCGGACCCGCTCAAGAAGGATAAATAGCCATGGCATCACCGCTGTCCTATGACGCACAGTGGGTCACACTGGCAAACCGTGCCCTGCTGCGGATAGGCAGCGAGCAGATATCGACGCTTGATGAGGGGGTGCCGAGGGCGAACTACTGCTCCCAGCTCCTCCCACAGGCGATCGAGACGGTATATTCGTCATACCATTGGCGCACTGCATCGAAGCGCGTGCAACTCGCACCGCTTGCAGATGCACCGGCTTACGGATATGCATACCAGTTTGCACTTCCGTCAGACTGTGCACTGATCAGGTCCGTTGAATGCGACGGCGCATACTCGATCAGCGACAACAAGATCCTCACCGATTCGGTTGCGGTGTACGTATCATATCTCGCACTGCCTGCAAACCCGTCGGACATGCCGGTGGTAGTGCGCGACCTTGTGGTGCGGCAGCTCGCATACCTGATCAGCATGCCGATACTGCGCAACGACGGGGCATCGAACAGGCTCCTGCAGGAATACTATCAGGCATACGCGCAGGCGGTGGCCAAGGACGGAATTGCACAATACCAGGACGATGAGGACCATCCCTGGTACGACGAGAACCGATAAGGAGCCCGACCGTGCCAAGCTATACG